ATGCTTAACGATACCCAAATACGTAAGGCGAAACCAGCCGAAAAGCCTTATAAATTAACTGATTCCAACGGCCTTTACATCGTAATAAATCCGAACGGCTCAAAGCTGTGGCGTTATCGCTTCAGAATCGATGGCAGGGAATCAGTGTTTTCAATCGGCTCATATCCTGAAATCTCGCTTGCAGAAGCGCGTGAGAAGCGCAAGGAAGCGCGATTGCTTGTTCAGCAGGGTATTAACCCGGCAAAAGACAGGGCGGATAAAAAACGCCAAAATACGCGCCAAAACAAAAACACGTTTCAGGCAATCGCCGAAGAATACTTCGCGACCAAGACAATCAGCAAAGGCAGTATCAAGGCCGCGCAGAGTATGCTTGAGCGTTATGCCTATCCGATTATAGGAGCCACGCCGATCACCAAAGTAACGCCACGGCAAATCATGGAATGTCTCGACGTTTGCAAAGACAAAGGCGTTGTTGTTTCGGGTATCTACACGCGCCAGTATATGAGCGCAGTGTTTCTATACGCCATTCGTACAATGAGGGCTGAGGTTGATCCTACTCTTGCCTTTGCCGGGTATCTCAAACGACCTGAAATCACTCACGCAAAAGCCATGGCCGTTGAGCAAATCAAGGCGTTTAAGAAAAGCCTGTCTGAGTATAACGGCTCATTTGTCGTAAAAAAGGCCGTGCAGTTGCTACTTTACACAGCCGTCCGAACGATTGAGGCCAGGCGGGCGGAATGGGCTGATATTGACCTACAGACAGGCATTTGGAGAATCCCTGCCAACAAAATGAAGAAAGCGCGGTTACACATTGTGCCGTTATCGGATCAGGTTATTGAGATTCTGAAAGAGTTGCAAGCCTTTACCGGCTCAGGCCGCCTACTCTTTCCAAACAGCAGACGGCCTAATGATATGATTTCAGCGACAACCATCAACCGCGCTTTAGAATATATGGGGCTGACAATATCGGGGCATGATTTCCGCGCCACACTCGCAACCAATCTATCAGAGATGGGCTATGAGCATGAGCATATTAAGGCGCAGCTTGCCCACGCAAAAGACAATCAGACAGACGCGGCCTATTTTCACGCAAAATACATCACGCAACGCCGCCAAATGTTGCAAGATTGGGCTGATTTTATAGATTCTCTTTAAGTTTATTTTATTACAAATCAGAGTGTTAGATATTTTTTGATAAATTTGTCAAAAACCTCTTGCATTACCGCATTAAAAGAGGTAATATACACACATAGGGATACTACTCACAAGGTAATAAAAATGAACGAAATTCAAAAAATCATCAACATCATTGAAAACGACGATGACTGCTTTGCTTTTTATGGTATTCGCGCCACCACCGAAGAACATTCAGCCGGTGAAGAGTTGAGTAATTCATTTGTTTGGATTGACGGCGAAAAAACCGAAGAAGAGTTAGACGGAATCAGCACTATGGGGATTAAAGACTTGACCGAAGAAGCTGTTATTCGCGCAATTAAATGCCTTGGCCGTGACGCTTGCGAATATTTCGGCGTTAAAGCAAATGTATTTCACAGCTATGTCGGTCAAAATTTTGTTTTGATTAAAGGCGATTCTGCCACCGCTGGCGACGATAACGGCGAATGGGTAATCAAAAACCCTGTTGTAGTGGCTGTATTGTAATAAACCCAAACGGATTAAATCACGGCAGACGATTTGATGTTGTCTGACGATGGGGAATTATATGATTGAAAATGCTGAATTAGGCTACACGCCTGCGAACCTGAAGGCATTACGCCGAAGATATGGGCTGACACAGCAAAATGTTGCCGACATAACGGAGTCAACACTTAAAACCGCCCAAAAATGGGAAACAAGCCCAGGTATGAACAGTTATGCGAATATGCCTCACACTAAATGGCTGAAATTATTGGAATATTTGAAGAATAAATGAGAAGAGGCCGTGCTGCTGATGGCGGCGTATTGGCGGCCACCTGAGATACTGGCGGTTTTGAAATGACTTGCAGGAGATTGTTGGATTGGATATAGTGTAAATTCATCATAACTACATGAAATAACGCTATATTATGTTCTCATTCTTTACGGTTAAAGCCAAGAATACAAAAGAAAAAGTGCTGTTGGAAATTGATGAGTTAGAGAAAGTGTTAAAACTTTCTAAGAAACTAACCAACAAGCAAATTGGAAGATTGGCTAAATACTTGCGGAAACACCCCCCTACCGAACGGTACAATTTGAATTTTGCCGATATTCAGCAGGCTTTGGCGACCGATGAAACCATTCCTAGCGATTTTAATGTTAAATCGATTCAGGTAGAAATGAGGATTGCCAAGTTTCGTGCTGGGGAAATGGTAAGTCGGGAGAAAAGCAAAAAGGCAGGGATTACACATGTCTCTATTACCTTCACACCGGATATGGAATATTGTGAAACAGCACAACAATACCGCAAAAAATATGACGGCAAGGTCGTGAAACTGGGGAATGCCCCAATATTTCCGCTGATTACCTGCTATAACTGCAATAATTGCACTAGATTTGTATTGGTGAAATCACTTATCAAAGGATTGGATTATTGAGCAACAGAACCCCTTGCATATGCAGGGGTTTTGTTTTATATTCCCAATCACGAGGCGTCGAAAACCTCCTAAAGCGGAATCGCACCGTTACTGCGATATTTTTACGTCCATAGTTTCCTTGGTGTTTTGCTTCGATAAAGGTTTCCTATGGCCGCGAGGGTTGTGAATACAATACCTGCTTCAGCAGGGAATAAACACGGCTCACTTTGGGAGTTTTCGAACCTCGCGGCCGCCCGTTTCGGGCAATTTCGAAAATAACCAAAGGAAACCATCATGAACAATTCAGTTCAATCTTTTAATTTCAACCAAAACCAAATCCAAGTCATCAACAAAAACGGCGAAGCGTGGTTTATCGCTTCAGAGGTTGCCGCTATGCTGGGCTACCGTGATTCATACAATATGACCCGTATCTTGGATAACGATGAAAAGGGTACTCATAATGTGAGTACCCTAACCCCTGTTGAACAAGCTAGAAATAGGCGGAGTAGTAAGTATTACGAATTTTCCGGCAAGAAAATGATATTAAAAGAATGGTCTGAGTATCTTAATGTTAAAGAAATGACATTAAAATATAGGCTTAAAAACGGCTGGCCTATTGAAAAAGTATTCAGTCAAAATAACCATAAATTTAAAACAAGAAAAGTCCCATTATTAGCTAGTTATCAGAAATAGCATTATTAATTAAGCCCCTGCCTTGCTCGTCAAGGCAGACATTCCGATAGACAGGCTTTTCGACAATCTTTTGAACTTGTACATAGCGCACCCTTTCCTTTTCTTCTCGCACGGCTTTGCCGGTCTGATATGCAGCGGCCGTTTCGCGGTCTTGCTTCGCTTTCTCAATCGCGGAATCTTTCAAGCGGCCTGAAATTTCAGCCGCCATTGATTCACGTCCGCGCTTGTATTGGGCGGCATGGTCGTATTGCCACGCGCCCACAATCAGCACAAAACAAACCAACACCGCAATCAGCTTCCAGTTTTTAAGTAGCAGGCTGTTCATAAGTTTTCAACATCGCTTTGTAGTTTTTAATTTCGCTTTCGGCAAATTCAAAAGCTTTAAAGTCGCCGTTTTCCGACGCTTCTTTCTGTTTCGCTTCCCATTCGGCGATTTGCCGTTCTACAAATTTCAGTTGGTTGTTCATTTCGTTTTCTTTCACCAAAAATACACACAAAATACTTGCATAATAACCGATATTGTGTAATAATACACACATGGCAAATCTGCCATAGTTGCAATAAAGGAAGTTATATGACTAGTGCACAAGTCATTGCGCTTCTAGAGTCTGACGGTTGGTTTCTGGTTTCAACCCGAGGCAGTCATCGGCAGTACAAACACCCCGAGAAAAAAGGCCGTGTTACTGTACCGCATCCGAAAAAAGACTTGCCGCTAGGAACGTTGAGACAGATTTACAAACAGGCAGGCTTGAAGTAGCGTAAGCGGTGGGGAGACCCACCGCCCTTTTTGCAATCAGGGTAATCTCACGCGCCCTCCCGTTTTATAAAAATGAAGAAAGCCCGAATATGTTAATCCCGATCGCCTTACACAAAGACGAACATACCGGCTACGGCGTAACCGTCCCCGATCTTCCCGGCTGCTTTTCTTACGGCGAGACCGTAGAAGAAGCCGTTGCCAACGCCAAGGAAGCCGCCTACTTCCACATCGACGGCATGATTGAAGACGGAATGTTCGACGATTTGAAAGCCAGCAATATCCAAGATTTGCAAGGCCAAGAAGACTTTAAAGACGCTGTTTGGCTGCTGCTTGAAATTGACCCCGCCAAAATCAGCCAGCAGCAAACCCGTTTTAACGTCAGTTGGCCGCAATATCTGCTTGACCGCGTAGATGAATATACCGCCGTTCATCACGAGACACGCAGCGGATTCTTGGCAAAAGCCGCGCTGAACCTTATCAACCGCTCCTAACCGCCAGCCCCCGATTCGGGGGTTTTCGCTTTTTCAACCGCTCAAAAAGTGATGTGGGATTTGCCCACATCACCCGTTCAGACGGCCTCACGCCTCGCTCGCACCGTGCGCCGCCGTTGCTGTAACAGATGACAGAACGTAACGCTCAGGCGCGGGGCTTGATGGCACCGCCTTGCCATCCACCAGCTTAGACGGCCAAAAATAGCCGTCAATATCGGCAGGATTGAACGGCACGATAGACACGGTATTGCCTTGATTGCCGCCCAAGCCCAAAATCTGACCTTTTGCGTTTTTGCCGACCACAAAGAACACATGGCCGCCGCCTTGTCGGGATTTCACAGCAATGCAACCATAAGCAGGTTTTGACAGCTTCGTCAGCCCGGCACTTGCCCATGCTTTCGCACGGTACCAGTCCTTAATGACCGTGCGGCCACTCTTGCCTAAGCAATGACCGACAAATAAACCGCACCACGGCGTCTCATCTTCAAAGTACCAAGACTTTGCCGCGCCGGGGAACGTTCCCATATCTTTCAGCCACTGCACGATTGTCGGGTTATGTGCTTTCGCGCCGACAATTTCTTTCAATCCAAGATGTTTTTTTGCTTCTTTAATCCATTCCAGTTCTTGCATTTTCTTGCTCCATAAAAAAAGGCCGTCTGATTTCAGACGACCTGTTGTTACTCTTTGCTATCGATAAATTTGTCAGCCGTTTTCTTGACCCATTTTTTCATCAAGCCCGGGGCAAGGGTTTTAACGGTATCCATCGCGTGGCCTGTCAAAATGCCGACAAACGCGCCGGCAATAGCGCAAGTCCAAACCTGATTAACCATCAAAAACCGTTCTACTACCGCCGCCGCTGCCACTGCCGATACAACCGCCTCAAATACGCTTGAGACAATCTTGTCGTGGTCTTTAATGCTTGACCACGCGCTGCCGACAATGCCGCCCCCTATGGCAAACAGGTAGCCAAATTGGAAAAAATCCATCATTCCCCCTTTAGGCCGTCTTTCAGTTTTCTGCCCGAAAATAAAAATTTAAGTGAGTTATTGCCGGCCAAAAGGCACAAGAAAGACAGAATCGGCGGAATGACCATGCCTGTATGAGCAGGCGGAAACGCTCCCCAAAACGCTTGAGCCGTCAGATACCAAATGAACGCCGACACCAGCAACAAGTAACCTGAAAAGACGTTTCCACGGTACGTCTGCCAGTACATCGAAGCCAACTGTAACAAGCCGATACCGCCGAAAACTGGAATCAGGATAGATTCAGGTATCGTTTTAAACTTGTAATAGATAGGCCAGTTATAAATGTCCACAGGCGAAAACGCGAAAACGGCGGCATAACCAATCATCGACAGCCCACTGGCAAACTCGACAACACGCGTCCCTGTGCCAAAAAGCCACTTTTGAAAACGTACAGGCAGAAAACGCCACTCCAACACATATTTAACCCATTTCAATGAGTTACTCATTTTCAATCTCCAAAGAAAAAGGACTTTTTGACAAAATTATCAAAAAGTCCAGTTAAGAAAAAAACCATCAAAAATTATGGCAATCTAGTAGGCCAAGGGTCGTTAGTCAGGTACATGATAGGACTTACCCGAATATCCCCAATGTCTCGGTCAGTAGGGACGGGGTCGGTAAATTGAAAACGCAGCATGTTACTATCGCCGGAGCCACCTAAATACCATGTTCCGTATGGTGTACCCTTGTCGTTGTAAATGCTGCCAATCAAGCTAAATTCTGACTGAAACCCTCGCGGTATTTGTTGTAAACCTAAAATAAAAACGTTACGCTCCCTGTCAGATGGCTGAACAGAATACCCCGGGCCATTACGGCGCACGATACCGAACCAACCCCAGCTTAAACCACCGAATTGATACATAACAGTATCGTTTTTGCGTCTAACTTTTAGATATGACGCGCCCAATTTTGAACGGATATCAATAGTTCGCCAGCCAGTATCCCCAGTCAATACTTCCCAGCCTTGATTATCTGTTCCGGTTCGCTTTATCCATTTCAAAGCGCCATTAGTTGCAACCGTATCAACGTATGTCGTACCGACTGGTGCGGCAACCTTACCATTAGGCATACCAGTACCGTGAATTTCATACTCATTGGCTTGCCCGGTTGGCGTGTTTGTAGCTGCTTGACTTGGTAGCGTTACACTTCCACCGCCGTTTGATAGAGTGAGCGTGTTTCCGGATAAGGTCAATTCTTGCGGGATACCTACACCGTCGCGGCCATCTGCTCCTTTTGGACCAGTCAGCCCAATAGGCCCTTGAGGCCCAACAGGTCCGATTGGGCCTTGTTCCCCTCGCTCGCCCTTTTGTCCGTCTGCACCTTTAGGTCCAGTATCACCTTTAGGTCCAGTAAGGCCAATAGGTCCTTGGATACCTTGCAAACCTTGCTGACCCGTTTCCCCACGTTGTCCTTGTGGGCCACGCTCGCCTGTATCGCCTTTCTCACCCTTTGCGCCAACTGCACCGTCTGCGCCTCGTTCGCCTTTTGCCCCAGGCAGACCATCAGCGCCTTTATCGCCAGTGTCTCCTTTCGCACCGGGCAAGCCATCCGCTCCAGTGTCGCCCTTGTCGCCCTTGTCGCCTTTTGCGCCTGGCAAGCCGTCCGTTCCTCTTTCGCCTTGAATCCCTCGTTCGCCAGTGTCGCCTTTCGCACCAGCCGCGCCATCTTCGCCTTTCTCTCCTCGCTCGCCTTTAAACTTAGTGAGAAACTCTTCAAAAGTGCCGGTAAAGCCAAGCTTCCTTTTGGCGCGGTCGTACAAATCCTGACCTGCACCTTGAGCAATGGCGGTTTCCTTAACGTCAATCTCAACGGTCGGCGTTTTGTCGCTAAGAGTAAATACATATTCCGTCATAGTGTTACCACCTCCAGTAAGCAGATTTCTCCACGAATCAGCGTGTGCCGTGTTGATACGTTCAAAATATCGTATTTGGCGCGTCGCCATTTCGCATTTTTGGAAAATTCAGGCGGAAACTCCAGCGTTAGTACGTTCTCCGCTACTTGGATATTCGCCGTAACCTCGAACGTCTCCCCAGTGCTTGGCTCAACCATCATCTTCAAACTAGCGGTCGATAAATCAAACGGCTTACCGTCCGCCGTTACCGTTACTTCAAAACGCCGTGCGTTTCCGCGCGGTATCTCGATGTTTATAATCGGGATTTCCGCTTTGATTTTAATCATAATTCCCCCTTTCAGGGTTTTTGACAAAATTATCAAAAGACCAAAATAAAAGGCCGTCATGTTTCAGACGGCCTCTTCGTTCACTTGGATTTACGCTCCAACGCCTCGACTTTTTCAGTCAGCTCTTGAATGGCTTTGGTTAATACCGGAATAAAAGTTTCATACTCGATTGTGTATGTGTCGTAATTCAGGTTCACCATAGGCAACTGCCCATATTCAGCCTCAAGCGCGGCAACGTCTTGAGCGATAAACCAGTGACGTAGTCTATCTTCCTTATGGCGGCCGTCTTTCTTCGGCTTCGCCCACCACTTACGCAATTTTTCTGAACGCTCATCTTCCGGCAGGTCTTGGAAAAGCTCGTCAACGTATGAATCGCGGCGGTCATAGTATCCAGTAACAGGCTTCAGCTTCATGACAAATTCCAAGCCTTTTTCAAGCGGCTTAATGTCTGTCTTGTCGCGGCTATCCGAACGGATATTTACGGTTGTTGGTGCGTAAAGCCTTTGATTCTGCCCGCCGATTTGAATTTCGTTATCGCCGTTGATTCGCGCGTTATAGCCAATAGCAATAGAGTTTGTGATTTTTCCGCTTAAAACATCGCCTTGCACGTTTCGATAACCTGCTGAATCGCCAATAAAAACAGATTGCTCGCTACTGATATTAGGGGCACTCCAATAGCCGACTGCTACGCTCGATAAATGACTACCTTTTCGCATAGCAGAAGCACCGACAGCGGTAGCTTTCTGGTAATCAGCACCTGTTAACGCCGCGTCTGCGCCGATGATGGTAGAGTATGCCGCCGTCAATGCGCTATTCATCGCGTTTGCGCCGATGATGGTTAATTCCTCGTTCTTTACGGCGGACGATGTTGTTGAGTAAACATACTTCAATTCCGCACTGCCCGAAGTATTGAGCGATTTAGGACTATTAATCGTGATGGTCGTATCAGTAACAGAAACAACTTCAACCGGCACAACGTCGCCTTGCAATGTCTGCGCCGCGCCTGATGTCAAACGGATCCCAACCCAATAAGTCGCTTTCGCTCCCTGAAGATTTGAGAATGTCAGCGTAATAGTGTTGCCTGATTGAGTATAAGTACCTGATTCAGTTCCACTCCAAACAACATCACCACCATTTGGGGCGCGGTTTCGTTCGAGATTCTCCATTGCAGCAGAACCGATGACGGTTGTTTTATCAACCGCTTTCGCGTTCTTCGCCGCGTCGCCCCCGATGACTACTTGTGCCTCTTGATTTTGATATTGCGCCAAAACCGACTGACCGATTGCTACGGTTTTGCTAGTTTTAGACGGCCAAAAAACTTCAATATCGCCAGTCAAGCCGACTGGTGCAGTGCCACCCAATGCGCCGCCACCAAGGGCAACGTTGGAATAACCTGTTCCCAAGCCTTGGCCTGCATTACGACCAATGGCAACGTTTGAATATCCGCTTGTGATACCACGCCCAGCATTGCCGCCGATACCGATGTTGCGAGTACCTGCCATTTTTGACTGTTCATACCATTCAGTTTCAGCGTTAACGCTAATCAAACTATCAGGGCCGATGGCAATGTTGTCGCGGCTAATGCGTGAAAAGCCCTGCGCGCGGTCGCCGATGGCAATGCCGGAAACGCATTTTTCCATCTGCGCCATTGCGCCCTCGCCAATAACAACCAAACCTGCCCCTGTCCATTCATTAGACTTGAGATTGGCCGCCGCTCCTGAACCAGTAATGAAACGACCAATACCGCTGCGAATCGGCTGATACTGCATATCAACGGTTTTACCGCTAATCGTAAATTTGCCGTTTGTGTATTTGTTTTTTGTTGGGTATTTCGTCCCCATGTCAACAATCAAGCCAAGACAATCAACAAATACGCCAAGCGCGGCAGATTCGGCGGTATTTACAGCTTCCTGAGCGTTGTTGTTAGAAGCTAAATAACCAAAATCATACAGGCTCATTGCGCCGCTAAATACGCGCTTCCAGCGTGTGCCGTTCGTGCTTACGATGATTGTAGATGCGTTGTCTGTTGAGCTTTTATCAGTATCAGCAGAGATAAACAAACCACCGCCAAAACTTAAGCCGTCCTCATGATAGCCGCGAACGAAAGCCACGCCATTACCTGCGAATTTACGCAATTCAGAAATACTGCTGATGATTGAAACTTTCTTAATCAGCTTCTTGTCTAAATCATCAGCAACTGAACTGCTTGCAATCACTTTCCAGCCGCGTGAATTGCTTGTATTTGGATTGGTTTTGTTGTTTGGTAAAGTGTTGACGTAAAGGCTTAATGAATCATCACTTTGTAATACGCAACCAATATCATAACCGCCAATCTCTTCACAGAAATCAGCGTCAAACTTATATTTACCGCCCTTGTTGATGTAGGCGATATGGATAGACAGCTCATAAAGGATACCGTTCATATCCTTACCGCTTGGCGGCTGACCACCGACGGCAATAGGTGTCATGGTTACTGCCGGGAAACCTTTTGTATAAGTCGCCGCATTTGCAGGCGTTGTTTCGGTAACATCTTCAGCAATACTGTTACGCAAGCCCTCAGACGCAAATGGTTTGGTCAATAATTTTGGATTCACTTTTTAAACCTCCAAATAAAAAACCCCGTTGTTAAACGGGGAATAACCGGCTTCTTCAAAGCCGAAATATTTACTTCTCGATGGTTCGAGAAAATCAATCAATACGCCTGATGGCCTTGGCAAAATATCGGACTGCAACAAAATAGCCCGCTCTTCGTTGCTTAAATCAAACTCGAAGATATAACGGGCTGTCATTGTTCCAGTTTTGTAATAGTAGGCACGGCCTCGCTTCTCAAACATCGTCATTAAAAGACGGTTGATGTTATATGCCGTGGCGTACATGATATTTTTCATCGCCTTAATTAAAATCATCTGGCGATATGCCGTATCACTCATAGAGAAAACGCTTGTATTGCCTGCGCCCCTGCTCCATACACCGTCATTGAATGGCAAGAAACCATCTGCAAAGCCGAGATAGTCGCCGCTAACCATTTGAAATGACCGCTCCATGCCGACAATCTTGCCCCACACGTCCAAGCCGTAGCCCTCAGCGGTTTCAATATCCCAGACAATACGGCGAAATTCCTCGATTTTATCGGCGGGGCATATGCACTGATTCAGCCGTTCAATCAATCCCAGTAAGACAGGGCTATGAGCGTATTGGCTGATAATCGTCTTTTTAACGTCAATCATCTTCTACAATCTCGATATTGCTTGCCTGTACAGACGGGATTTTTGAAATGCCGACAGAGACAGCCTCGCGCCAGCCCGAACGTTTATCAGAAACCTGAATATCAAGCAGTCGCACATCGGCGTGATTCTGCAAAACAGCGGTAAAGAAATCCGCCGAGTAAACAGTCGCGCCAATTTTTGACAGCTTCATTTTTTCAAACGTTTCCGCAATGGTTTTCTGAATCTTCAATTCATACCCAAGCGGCGCACCTTTTGCCACGCGCACCTTAAAGAACACTTGAACAGGTTCAGGGCGTTGGAATAGGATTTCATAAGACGGCTTAGGGTCTTGATACAGGTCGTCATAAATCGTAACCGCCGTATTGCCGTTGTAATCGCAACCGCTGCCAGAGTATCGCCAAATCGTCTTGGCGATTTCCTCGTTATCTCCGCCATTCACAGCAACGAATATGCTATGCGGCGCAAGCGTGTAGCCGTTTTTCTCTACCGGCGTCCCTTTCGGGTTGTCGATAACATAAACGTCCGTAACGCCGGGCAATTTAGCCACATTTGCATAGACAGAAGCAGGCATACCCAAAGAGTTGATGGCCACGCTTTTTTGCCGTCTGTCTTTGAAATCTTCACGGCTTTCAGCAGGTTTACCGGCAATCGAATCGCGCGGGTTGCTCACACGGTCAAGGCCGTTGATGTATTGGGTCATTGTTGAGATTGCCCCGGCTCGCGCGTGAACATCGCTGTTTGCCGTTACAACCGCTGAAACCGTACCGCTTGAACCGATAACGTACCGTTTACTCACACGCCAAACCTGCCCATTTTCGTCTTGGACTGGATAGTCTTTCGGGATAACCACACCAGCCAAGCCAATAAATTCACAGACGGCCTGCGCTTTTGTTTCTGGCTTGCGCTCCAAGAAGTAGATTTTGGCAATCGCGTCTTGCATTGCGCCCTCTGCATAATCAGGGTTGACCTGATTCATCAGCCGGGCAAGTTGGTTATCACGGTCTGCGATAATCGCCGCCAGTGATGAAGCCAACTGGCCTTGAGGCGTATCAAGGTTTTTATTCAGATTCCCACCAAACGCCTGATTAAAATCCTCCAACAAGCCCTGCAATACCGATTCTTCAGTCGGAATAACAACGCCTGTATCGTTGATTTCAATAGGGGGAACATTTGTTTTAAAAGTCATAAAGCCACCGTATGAACTTGGTTGTTTTCATCTTTGAACCTAACGCTCCCACTCAAACTGCGATTTGTAATATCGCTTACCGACACAATCACGTCTTTCACACCAGCCACGCGCATAGCTGCTTCTTCCATGCGGTGCTTGAACAGCGCAAAAGAATGAGGGCGTCCAAGCACTTCATCGAAGTATGGAACGCCCTGTTCAGTGTCATAGTAAAGTTCGCCCTCAAACAGCCTGATCGCATTTGCCACACATTGCGCCGTAGAGTAAGGGGCTTTTGCATAGGCAATATCGCCATCAGCCGTTAATTCCAAATCCCAAGTAGAGGGATTTAAATAAAGTGTTTCCATCGCTTCCTTTCTAATCCACAGGGCTGCCGCCGTTTGTATGGTTAACCAGCGATTTACCGCCGCCGACAACATCGACTTTTGACGTAATTTGTCCATCAGTCGTCAAACTGCCTGAGAACGAAGCCGCGCCGCCGCCAGTTTGCGAGAAACTGCCGTTTTGCGTGGTATTGCCGATAATCTGCACGGTAGGCGATTTAATCATGGTCTTTGGTGCTTCTAACTCGATTCCAGTAGGGGAATAGATTTTGATTCCACCACCTGAAAACATGATGTATTGAGACGGCGTGCCGTTCAGGAAGCCGCCAAAATAAAGGCCGTCTGAATAATCAAAACGGCGTTTGCTTTGGGGCGGCGAATCGGCTTTATTCGCTTTCACGCTCGAAATATCGCGGCTGCAAAAACCGCACATTCCAATATCTCCAACTTGAGGGTCAATAATCACGGCATTACTACCACCTTGAAGCCTCATATATGGCACATTGAAAATAACGCCATGAGGAATCACGCCGCCACTGCCATCTATCTGCGACACAAGCGGCTGAACGTCAACCATGCCGACAGGGGCTAACCCACCGCCTTTTACAGCCACGACTTTCACAAGCGTTACCGTCTGAAGCCTCGACAGGATACTTTCAACGATATAGCCTATCTCGCCCTGCCCGCCTCGTTGCCCAGGCTGTTCAAAGCCTAATCTACTTTGCGACATGTACCGTCTCGCTTTCCGCGTGAGCCGCTTTAATAAACACTTCCCACTTACCGCTAGGGCTGAATGATTCAAGCGTGATATTCATACCGAAAACGCGCCATTTGCCGTTACAGGTAGGGATAATGCTGTCCTCAATCTCAACCAAGCCACCAAAACGCAAGGCAGGGTCATAAAGGCATGAGAACTGAACGCCTATTTGGTCGGGTATCGGATAGCCGATAAGCCCTGTACTTGGACGAATAACAGGCACGTCAACCATGCGCGGCTCGCCTTTGGGCGCAATTGCGATGGTGTCGTTGTCGATATACAAGTCCAAGTCTGCATTTTTCGCCAACATCTGCACCTTACCCAAAGCGGAATCAGGCAGGTATTGGTTACTCAATTTCGCCGTTACGCCGTTATTCTCAAAGCTCATGCCCATATCGGTTGCAAGTTGAGATATAGCCTCCGCTACGTCTATCTCGCCCTCGAAACTTCGTGGCGGTGTCGGTACGATTTGATGGTAGTAGCCAGTGCTGCTCTCAATATTCAGGCAGACATTGGGCGCGGAACTGAAATCAGGCTTCGCAAATGTGATATTGCCTTTATAGACGACAGACATTTTGTCATCATCGCCTGCTTCGATTTGGATCAGGTTTTGCAAAGCCTCTTTTGTGTTCCACTGCACCCTGAGCAATGCCAGCATATTGCTTAAATGCAAGCCAAAAATGCGAATGTTTGCGGTCGGCATGACTGAGCCGTTGCCGTAATTGATACGACATTCAGTCCGTAAGCCGTCAAAAACAAGCGTATTGTTTCCGTCTCCATCAAAGTCTTTATCTTCGCCGGACAAGATGATTGTTACCTTGATTCGTTTCTCTTTCAGACTAGGCATTTTTTACCCACCTTAAGACGTAACGTTTGCCTAAGTCGCCGAAAACAGGGTCGTCTTTCCCTTGCAAATCCTCAAAGTACAATTCCCCCTCAAAAGGGCGGAAAGCCTCGTTTACGATAGGCTCGCCATTCAAGCAAACGCGCCCGCTCACTACCGGCACACGGTTTGCCTTTACATCGGCGTATAACTTACCCAGCCGCATAGTCAGCACAATATCGACTACTTGCTGACCCAGCGTTGTTGTTACTTTTTGCGACCGCTCGTCTGAAATAGGGATTGTGTAAACTTTCATATCAATCCCCTGTTACTTTTGTTGCGATTTGAGAAAGCACGGATTCCTTTACCGGCTCCGGCGGCGTTGCTGTCGGTGCTTCTTTCGCCTGCACCTTTCCGCCATCAGCCTGTAACCCTGCTTCCGATTTTGTCTTTTTATACTCAACCTTTGCCAAACGAACCTCTTGAAAGTGGATATTGACCTTGATCATCCGCGCACCGTTGCCAGCCTCTCGCACATAGTCGTAACCAGTGATTGAGCAGTTCGGATAGACGGCTTCAGGCGTGATAATCATAAACAAGTCGGTTGAATTGGCGAACGTGCTTAATAACGCCAAAAACGCGCCACGCTGCACTACGCCGCCAGTAGCTTTTGTCATCATTACACTGGCTTTAAAAGGCTCGTTTACCTTGTTGTAGCTCGTAAAACTCCCGTTTTCGATAGGGGAATTTACGACAGATGATTTGTTTTCATACCGGACAGAAGCAACGTTGTCTGCCAGTAATAGCGGAATACCGCGCTGATTAAAAATTCCCCATTTCTCGCCAAATATCAAGTTAATCAGTTGCGCCCCGCCAAAACTAATCAGGGCGTTTCCGATATTCGCCGGTATCTTTGGAACATTGGGGATTCCGACACTATTCCACTTCATATCTTTACCTCGGAAACAACAAAAGCCGCCTTTTCAGACGGCCTTTATTGCTTAGTTTTACATTTGAGCAACAGCATACTGCCCGGCGCGGCTGTTCAAACCGTCCATAGCGTCCTGTACATTACCCCGAACGGTGCTTGCACTGGTTTGGACGTTGATGCCGCCGTTGACCGTGATTTGCGTGTTTTGGGTATTGCTGACGTTATGAGGATTCGCCGCGCCTCGTGAAGCGTTAATGCGCCCCTGTTGGTTGCTGAGATTCTGCGCAACATCCTGACCGCCTAAAGGTCTAGACATCATGCCGCCTCTACCTTTGTAAGCCATCATCTTGTTAATACTGTTCACATATCCCTGCGTTTCTTTCGGCGCGTGAGACAGCCAGTCATTGCCATAGCGTTTAATGGCTTTGTCTAGATTGCCGTTTCCCCAGTTATACGCTGCAAGGGCTTTGTTATGGTCGCCGCCGTAATGCCTCAGCAACCATTGGAAATAACGCGCCGCTGCATCGCTCGAAGCGTCAAAGTCCCATTCACGGCCTGAAATGCCGTAAGCCTTAGCCGTGCCGGGCATGAACTGAAAATGACCTTTCGCACCAGCGGCGGACGATTTCTTCATGTTGCCCTTGCGACTTTCCTGCGCCCATACTGAATAAAGCATGTGCTGCGGAATACCGTACTTCTGACTTACAGCAGACAGCCTGGAATCAGCGTTTGAAACGGTGTCTTTGGCGTTGATTTTATTCAGCCAATCTTCTTTGCCTGTAACGGCAATGGCTGACCTAGTTCCACCGCCTCCACCACCTCTACGCGCGATAATAGGGACGATTCTGCCGCTTTGGATTTCCTTCCAGTATTGTGCGCTTGCCGCACCAGTGTTGCCGTATTTCTCGCCCTGCTTGAAATCAGAAACCCAGCCCTCTTTAGTGTAAATAGCAGCATGCCCCCAGTTATGACCTGACCTTGAGTTTGATTTCATACTCATTACATCGCCAATCTGAGGCACATAATCCTTGCTATATGCAACCTGATGGAAGCCTTGCCCACTTTTAAGCAGGTTGCTGGCAACATCTACACCATTACCGCTACTGCGAATGCCCTGCGCTCGTAGCGCGTTATTGACATATAACGCACACTGTTTAAGGCTTCGTTTTGCTGCGTGTTTTACGGCAAAAGCAGCGGCTTGAGACACTTTGCCATCAATGCCTGAAACCATATTATCAACAGCACTGTTACCGCCTGACAACGTGCCGACATCATGCCCGGTCGCTACGTCAACAGTGCCGGCAACTCTATCCCACGCCGCGCCTGCGAATGATTTCACAGCCTCCCATCGGCGGTTAAACGCCACCTTGACCGCCTCGCCCGCGCCTGAGAAATCCCCCTCCTTTAATCGGTTGAAGATTTCGACAATATCCATCAAATACGGCATGAGGCCGTCTGATAGTTCAGAAGCAAGGTTTTTAAAGCCGTTCATCAGCGAACCGACAGACACGGTGTTGCCGTCAATGAAGCCTTTAAGCCTCATCCAATCAAGCATGCCGTTTGCGGCTTCCGACCAGCTTGTATAACCAGTCGTCAGGTAGATGAACGACTTACCAAGCGAATCAGTGGAAACTTTGGAACTGTTGATATAACTGGTAAATCGACCCCAATCAAACAGGGATTTGCCACCCTCTGCCCAAGTTTTATAGTCGTCATACAGCAAGCCAAACGCCGCTGCCAAGCCTGTAACCGCCGCAATTAACGGCGTAAACGGAGCGATAAAGGCAAACACGGCCGCCGTTGCAGTAACCAGCATTGGGACAAGAAACACACCGATAGCCGTAGCAATGCCGAGAAACACGCCTTTTGTAACGTGCTCATGCTTAACCAAGAATCCTACAAAGCCGCTCACAATCTCCGTGAGCGTTGTCAACACCGGAATCAAGGCATTGCCTATCATCAGCTTCAGGCTTTCCCACCGTGCATTTAAGACGGCGCGGGCTTCTGCGAGTTTGCGTGAGTTTTCAATATCCGCTTCGCTTGAGTGGTACATATCGCGCTGAATCTCAAGCATACGCTCCATTTCAGCGCGGCCGCGTGAAAGCGTGTTAAATGTACCGTCATCTATGCCCATTTGTTGGGCTAGTGTGTAGGCTTGTTTGCGATCCATTGTGCTGAATCGGTCTGCCAAATCAAGCATTACATCATCAAGTTTTCGGGCTTTGCCGGTACTATCCAGCAAAGAAACACCCAATGCGTTGAAATACGGCAAGACGGACGTGTCGCCCATCATAATCAGGCTTTGCATATCTCCTGACAGGGTTTTCATGTAACCGCTCATGCCGTTGGCACTTTCGCCAGCCATCTCTGCCGCACCTTGCCACGCGCTCAATTCCTTACGCGCCATGCCAAGATTTTTAGCAGTAGTGTCTAGTTCGCGGTTTGCTTTCGCCGCGTCTAGTGCCAGCTTTGAAAGGCCGCTTGCGCCAAGCAGTAAGCCTGTAAAGGCCGCAAAACCCTTAATAGAAGCGTTTACGGTCTTTAGCAAGCCTTGCATTGAGGCATCAGCTTTTTGCGTATCTACTACGCTCTTGCGCCGTGCCTCGCTGTTTTCTTTGGTTGTTTTCGCGGCGTTCTTTTCCGCTTTCTCAACCTTTGAAACAGAACGCTCTAAGCGGTCGTACTGCTTTTCTGCTTTCGCAGCTTCGCCTGAAAACTTGGAAGAATCGATACCAAGCTCAAGAAATAACGTGTCTATAACAGTCGCCATAATCAAACCTTTCAGACGGCCTGTCGCCGTTTCTCTTGTTGCTGTCGGTTGTAGCCGTCAACACTCAGAACCTCCCATAGATTCAAAGCATCTTCTAGGCTATAAACCGTCTGCAATTCGTGCAAAGTGCAAAGACGGCTTGAAATTAAGCCGCCGATAAGCGCGGACAGGTTTAAATACTCCATATCCGCGCCATAACCGCCACCGCCTAACTCAGGCCAGCCCCTTGTTGCAAAAAATCAATGTGCAGATTGAATACCTCCTTTCGGAACATCCAAAGATTGGTAAAGTCCTCTACATCGCCCAATTCCAAATCAAGCGGACGGGGCGAACCACCAGCAGGAATGAATTGCACACATTCCAGCAATTCATCCAACAGCGGAACAGCAATAGCAGGCGGAATCTTACCCAAAGCGGCAAATGCCACTTTAGCCAAGCCCATCATGCCCTCATTGGCTTCTGCAACATCAATGCCTGCACCGGCCAAAGCCAGCAAGACACGCATTGCCCAGTTATCAATCTTCGCCGCCGGCATTTCGGTAATTTCAAACTTCTTGCCTTTGTCGCGGCCTTTTTCGATCGTTACGGTTTTGGTTTTTAAAGACATTAGGAAATTTCCTCTTCAGTCACTACGCCCAAGTTAAATGTATAACTGCCGGCATCCATGTGTTTTTTAGCACTAAAGCCAGCCAAATTAATCATGAAGCCTTTGGCAATACGGCGAACGCCTAATGATGGAATATCCACCTGAAACTCAAACGGGAATGTTTCCATTTGCTGAGTCATGCGCTCGTACATCTTGGCAAAGTGGGCGCGTGTAGGGCTGTTTGCTTCAAAAGTGATGGTTAATTGGTGCTCATGTTGGATATATGCGCCAGACTGAATACCATCCACGCCCATCACGGTCTCGCCAATGGTTGCGTCTGAAAAGTCAAACGCTGAATCTGTCTTATAGCCTTGCGCTTGGACAAATTGGTCGGTGTATCCCTTAGCTTTCCACAGCAAAACACTGTTGGCAGAAGTAAGGGTTTTAGGTGCGATTTGTGCCATGTTGTTACCTCAAAAAATTAGGCCGCCTGTTGTTTCAGACGGCCTGTAAGTTACAGAATGTTGATAGAACCCATGTTGACGGAATGAACGCTACCGCCATCGGTGTACCACAGCTTAATCGGCATTGATTCACGGTTGCCGCGTGTTTGCGCCGTTGCTTTGCCGACATACAGGTAATAGCCGCGAGCTTCGATTTGAGTAGCGGCATCTACACCAGCCTCGTTGTTGATGATTGCGCGTTGTTGCTCCGACAGGTCAACGCCTGCACGGATAGAACCGAAGTTCAACGCTTCATCAATGGCATCTTGGCAGGCGGCACGGTGCAACGCACGGCCAACAGCGTTATATGGCACAGACTTGGCAGAAGTGAGCATAGTCATCAAGGCAAGCTGTAACTGGCTGTTCAGGCGGATTTGGTTAACGTAGTTATCAAGCCATTTCCATTTGCCAGTCATTTGACCGGGATACATAAACAGGAAGCGGTCGTTTGCAGTAGCCCATGCTCCATAGAAGTTATAGCCGTTGTCTTTCAGGTTTTGCGCTTCAGTTGCATCGTTTACGTCAACTTCCAAGCCTGATTGGCCTTTGAAAGCAACAGTAATACGGCCTTCGCGTTCACTGAAATCGATGGAAGCAATCGCGCCACAAAGGAACGCCGCTTTGTCCAAACCACCATAAACAGCGGTTGCGCCTGAATATTGGGATTCTTTCAGTTTCGCACCGAAAGATGTTGTATTACCTGCCTGCAATGCGGCGGCTTCTTTTCCCCAACCGACATACAGGAAGCGTTCGTTTTGCAAGTTGGACCATTTAGCCAAAGCCAATTTATCTTCAATTGCCGGCTCTTCAATGGTCGTAAAGGTTGCAAAGTTCAATGTAGCGGCGGTTAAACCTGCCATCATTTCGTCCACGCTTTCCGCGCCTGTACCTTTTGACACACGTGCACCGGCAGATTCACTCAAGCCCAGTTTGTCGGCAATATCGCCAGTCGCAAAGGAAACGGTAGATTCTTTGCCGGTAGTGCCTGAGATAACCTTAAAGGCTTGCAACTGCTCTTCAAACTCAACAGTAGCACCCAGTGCCGCGCCGAGTTTTTGAGCCGCATCAGAGAAGCTGGTAGCATCTTTCAAATCAACGGCAGGGGCTTTCTTTTCCGTGCCGTCAATGGTTACATTCAGCGCACCTTTGATTTTCTTCAGTTCTGCAAGGCTTGTCGTTTTCACGCTCGCACCAAGCAAATAACCGGCTTCCGCTTCGCTGTTCAATGCGTAGAAGTACAGACGGCCGGGCTTTTTGTTTGAGCCGTCAAAGCCTTTGAAGTAGATTTGAGCGGCTTTATATTCGTCCGAAGTAAAGCCGAAATGCTCGCCCACAGATTCAGCCGTTGCAAACAACAGGGCTTGGCCTGTCGGGATATTGGCGTTTTTACTCAAGAAAACGGCGTTAAGCGCAAGAGGAGAACCGCCTGAACTCAACACCGATGGATTCACGCTCACAATTTGTGAAGCAGGAATTGACTTAAACATTTAATTTCCTTTTATGATGGAATACGATTAATTGAAACAGACGCGCTCTCGATAAAGTCTTGCGTATGTGTAACAGTAGCGTTGTAGGTAAGACTTGCCGTGATACTCCAACGCGCTTCAAATTCCTGCTCTTCGTTCGTGAGTGGAATATATCGCGCCTCGTCCGTGTATAGAGGCTGACACACCTCCAACCGTTCGCAAGCATGGTAATCACGCCACAAGGTTGAGAAAACGCGCACATTACGCCCTGAATCAACGCCGTAGAAATCAAGTTGCATAGCCACTTCTATGCTTCTTGTAACGTCTGTAAGGCCGTCTAAAGGCCTCCATTCGTTTATCTGCGTGTTCATTTCCGATTCACGGATAATGTTCATCAGGATAAATGGCGCGTTTGGAAGCGGTACATTGTTGGAATAGCCCTGTATCACTTCGCAATCAGGGAACAATCCAAGCAGATACCGCCTTACGTCCTTGTAGATTTCAGCCTGAGTAACGTTTAATGCTGTCGCCATACAACCACCTTACACCAATCAGGCCACGATTCGGAAACCGACTTAATCAGCCATTCTGTAGGCTCTGATTCGCCATAAGGCGCAAACACCAGCTTGTCAGAACCTTTACCGGCGATGCGGCGCAATACCGAGAATTGACCCGTTACATACACGTTTAGCATATGCCCTTGTTGTAGCAATCCGTCAAACTCTTGCCGCTCCTGACTGCTTAGGCTTTGTGTCTGAATAGTAACTTCTTCAGTGTCATAATGAGCAGTTCTTACACCTGCATCATCAGTCTGATAGCCGTTATTCAGCATTAGCGTTGCCGTCATATTCGGATTGACCGCGCGTGTTACGCCGTTTGCAATAGCCCTCAAATTCATACTCTTCCTTTCGCCTATTCAACAACTTCGCTTTGAATCGCCCGCCATAAGTCGCCCGTGTCAATCAATGGCTTGTTAAAGCCTTTTTTCTTCACGGTTGACGGAGCGTTTTCAGGCTCTCTGAAGTTCTGAATCGTCTCGACAATATCGCCTTTGACACCCTCGCCAATCAACGCCAAAGCCTTGCCGACATCTCCGTCCGCGTGTTGCAAGATACTGGCCGCGTTATCCGCCCATTCGTCCTGCTTCTCCGCTATCGTGTTGCGGAAAAAAGGACGTGCCGGAATGGTAGCCGTACCGTATTCATTCCAGTAGGCCACCTGAGCCACGCTTACATCGCCTTTTCCGTCTTTGGCAGGGTATGTTTGCGTTTCCAAGATACCGACCCGAACCGTGCCGCCTGCCGCCTTGCTGACGGCATTTCGCAAGGCCGAACGGAACTTACTACCGCCGCGCATAGCAACCACCCGGAACATATCGGAAAGCGCGATACTTCGCCGTCATTTGCCAGTAGGTCAAACCCCAAGGCGTTTGAGCGAACCATGCCGCCTTACCGCTAACGCCCGACAAATCCGCACTAACCGATACGCTACCCTCAGTAGCCGAACCGATACGACCAACCAAGCCGCCTTGGTCTGCTCTTTCGTCCAAAGCGGCTAAATGGCGCATTAACAACATCAGCAACCGTTCACGCTCGCCCAAGTCTTTCACGATACTGCAATCAGTGTTATTGAGTAGCGTTTCAGCCTGAGCGAACCACCAGTCAAGCCGTACATTGGGCGTGTCGACAAATTGCGGGTAAACCTCGCGGAAAGTGTCGGGATTAAATACCACCACGCCCATGATGTTACTCGTCTGCTTTGGTTACGCCGCCATTAGGCGCGTCAGGGTCAACTGCTTCCAAGCCGGTAGCGTTATCTGCTTTTTCCGCTGCTTCTGCTTTGGTATCAGCCGCCTTATCATGAGCGAAGATGAAGCCATTGCGAACCATTGCGCGGTCTGCATAAGCTTCCATCCAAGCATCGAAAAATTCAGCGTCAACGTCATAGGTAATACCATGACCGCCGATAACGCGTGAGCTTGTAGAACCGTTAATTTCAACAGTTTGGCCGTTCAGTTCGAGAATCAAACCGTTAGGCAGTTTGCAACCAACGGTAACAGTTTTGCTTTTTGTGTTTTTTGCCATTTAGCCAGCTCCTTTTAGCTAACAGTCATTGTTGCGATACAGAATGGGCGGTAAATGATCGCGCCCCAAGTGCCTTGAGATTTCTTCTGTTTGATAGAAGAGGCTTCCAATACCATGTTATGGGCGCGCATTTTTTCGGTAAATGCACAGTCCAAAGTACGTTGTCCATCCAACTCTTCGACAATCAGTTGCACAGTTTCGCCGCTTGTCGCTGAGTATTCAGGAATGGTCTCAACGCGCAAGTTAGGGAAGTTCTTTTTCAACTGGTCAATGACATTGACGTTGTATTGGTTGGTTTTGGTCAAATCAACGCTTGCGGTAGGGCTGCACACCAGCAACAGAGGCGTGTTCATATCAATCTTACCGCCTGTCTGTTTCAGCAGAGTTTGGAACAGTTTGCGGATAGATTCATACACTTCTTCGCCAGTTGAGTTTGCCCAAGTCTTAGCGGCGGCAGTAGAGGCAGGCAATGACGGGTCATTCAATACGCCGTAGTTTTGCAAGCCTTTCACGCCAAACAGATACGTTTTGTTTTGGAAACGATTCAGGGCGTTTACAGACGCTTCGTTCACGCGGGCAACGTAGTCGATTTTGGCTTCGCCTGCACGGGCTACTTCACGCTCGCCCCAGCGAGTGAATACTTGGTAATGGTAGCTTTGGCGTTGAGGGAAGTTCACGTTCACGCCGCTCACGCCGTTGTTGTTGTAGTCGCCATAAGAGGAAACTTCGCCGGTAGGCTCAACGGTCATGAAAGTAGCGGTTTCTGTTGTCCAGTCGCCTTTTTTCATTTCGCCAAAGACTTCAGCGGCTTTGGTGGGCTGCAAGATGATTTCAATCAGTTGAGGGTCAACATAGTTCAACATCCATGCCGGGATACCGCTGTTGCCTACGGTAGTCAAACCGGGTTGAGCGTCCATAGCCAAAGCAGCGGCGATTTTGTCGTCCATCAGCTTTTTGCCGCCGCCCATAAAGACGATACCGGCATCGCGTTCCAGTTGGTTAAATGTTTGATTCATTGATTACTCCCAAGAAGTGATTTTCGCCAGTTCGCCGGCAGCGGCGGTTGAGGCTACTTTGAATTTAGTCAGGGTATAACCTGCTTCAGTTGCTGCGGCAGATGATTTCAATGTGCCGTCAGTGTCTTTGGCAAATACGTTTTGGCCAATAACGGCACCGGAAGGGAAATGCGCCCAAAAGTCGCCACCAGTCATCAGGGTCATGGCTTGACCTTTCAGAATGGTATTGCCTTGTTCATCCAAGAAGCCGGTAATGCTTGCTTGTTGTTCACGATGTACAAAGCCGATTCGACCGTTAGTTGCTTTTTTGTTGCTTACTTTGCCGTCTGCATCTGCCCATGCAAACACGCCGACAGTAACGCCGCTATCGCCTGCTACCAAAGCACCCTCGCCAGCCAGCATAGAAGCGTTAGGGTTTGTAGAAGCAAAATCCCCTGCAACGGCAGGGGCTTGGTATGAGTTAACTACTTTTTGAAATGGCATTTTTTAACCTTTCTTGATTCGTGCTAAACCTTTGAACTGCTTAGACGCGGCGTTTGCGCTGTCCATAGCAACTTTAGGGCTTGATTTACCCAACATGCCGACCATTGCACGATATGCAGATGGGTGTACGCCTGACACATCAACGCCTTGCTGTTCCAGTGCGAATTTGTACACATCTTCCGCGCTGTCCATAGTTACATCGCCGACAATATGCGCTACTTCACGTTGAGCGGTTGCCAGTGCCTGCATACGTTTGCGTTCTTGAGATACAGCCGCTGCGATTGCTTTGTCCATGGCTACTTTAGAAATACCACGGTCTTGAGCTTGTTCAGGCGGCTGAGGTGCTTCAGATTCTTCATCTTCATCTTCGGCAACTTCTTCCACATCTTCGTCTGCAGCAGTTTCTTCTTCATCTGTACCAACTTCTTCAGCGGCTTCCTCGGTAGGCGGCAACTCGTTGTCGTCCTCGTCCTCGGCAGTCTGAACTTCGTTAGTCAACGAACCGATAACCTGCAACAGTTCGTCAGGGCTTAATTCAGCGTCCTGCGCCATCAAAGGCTTCAGAACTGCATGAATACGCGCTTTCGCGCCTTTCTTCAGTTTCATAACTTTCCTTTCTGAAAATGGGTCTGCATCGCTTACTACTACATCACGCCCTGCCCGACCCACATCGACAAGGGCTACATGGTTACCAACAATATCGCGCATAACGCCGTCATAGCGCATACCGTTAAATTCGCCTGGTGTCATATCCGCGACATATCGATACGCGCTAGACAACTCCATCTGCTCGCCGCTTTCAATACCGGCAATAGCTTCTGAATCCCAGACAGCCAATGAGCATTTCAAATAGCCGTCCTCGAATTTGGCATCGCTACCAGTTGTACCGACAATAACGTCCTTTTGCGGCTCGTCTGCCGATACAGGAATATGCTTACTCAATAACGGCAGGTTGTTGAATGACTGACCAGCCTTTTCAAGCTCTTCAGGGTCTCGCAACATGTAATAAACCTTTGTCGGCTCCAATCCCAATTTATCATGATTTGGAATTTCGCTGCCGTAATAAGGATTTACCGTTGCTTTGCTGATATTGGAAGTCTCAACGTGCAATCGGCCATCTTCATCGTATGACCGCATGGAACGGTCTTGAGCTAATTGCAGTTGCTTTCTGTACCAGCGCGGATTGTCGCAATCCATGGCGTAGGTTTCATCCAGATAATCCAATTTCATCTCCTAAATCCAAACGCCTTAGCTAAAGCGCGCATTTCTCGCAGGTTGTCTCGTTTAATTTCTTCATCCAATTTGGAATTCCCAAGTTTGGAGTTGGGGAATCGCTCACTCAACTTACCCCATGCTTCTTCAAGCCTACGATCATAAGGGTTGAACCCTTCGCCACCTTCATTCATCACATTCTGATATTGCCTACGCTGCTTCCTTAACTGTTGGATGTGCTCCTTCAGTTCAGTTTCAGACATTGAATCCATGTCGTAATCGCGCGTTTTCACATTGGCGATAGCGGGCTGTGAAACCTGCAGGGATGATGTGGCTTGCTGTTGCACTGGCGCTTTGTAATCAGGGCTGAAATGCTTAATCTCTTCAGCCAATTCAACACCAGGCGGCAGATACCATTGTTTCTTGTCAGGATTCCATTTTGCGCCGTGCTTCTTAGCAAGCTCTCGCTGTTCATACGGAACTTTTAAATAAGTCCCTGAAGCTTGCTGAGAAGCTTTAAACGACTGCCAATCCCTGCGATGTTGTTCAAGCTCTGATTTCTGCTCACTTGTGATTGTGTATTCCTTGCCGGAAACGAAAATTCTATGACTATCCTTTTTCTTGCCGTCATAAAACTTACCGTTCCAATAAGGGTCTGAATGTTTATTGCGTATTTCAGCGTACCAATCAGGGATTTTTGGCTCTGATGTAATGTGGCCGATATTTGTTTTCGCGCCGCTTGTCTTAGCAGCCTCAGACGGTTTAGATTCTTTAAGCACATCGCCACGCCCCTCAAGCGCAAATAACGCGCGAACAGCATTACGGGCATTCATCTCAACCTGTTCTTTTCTCGCCTTGTTAGCGGCTTCCTCTGCCTTTTGTTTAGCTATGGTTTTTTCGCTCAATGGCTGCGCTTCTCCGACAGCCTCAACATTTTGGCCAGTAAGCTTTGCTAACTCTTGCTCAAGCCCTTTTTTAACGCCAACGATATGCCCATTCTTAACAGTAACAAGGCTTTTATCTATTGAGGCGTTATCAGGCATTCCATCAACACGGTAGCCGCCAAAGATAGATTTTTCGGCTTTTATCGGCTGCTTAATTTGAATATGTGTTTCTTTCAAATTAATCTTGGCAGATGGTTTTTTCGTTGTTTTCTGATTTGATTTATTTAACTGCTCTTGGCTTGGTGTTTTCGCACCTACAAAGCTCTTCCGAACCTCGTTAATTTTCGTGCCGTTAAACTTACCGCCCATGCCTTTAGTAACGCGCCCTGATTCGTCAATCTCGACATGCGCACCTTTGCCCTCTGAACCGTTCGGCTTGACCGTTATCCACTTGTTATCTTGTGCAAGCAGTCGCCGCGCCTTGTTCAGTATGGCTTTTTGCTTCTGTTTCATACTATCCCCATTTGATTACTGCACGGCTTGAACATCGGCAGTTAATCTCTTCGCCCGGCTGAACCCATTTGCCGTCAAGATACATCCCTTTGCTGACATCAAAGCGTTTGCCGTTTGCCGCTACATGGCTAGGGCGTGGCTCTTTGCCTGCGTGAGAATGAAGCCATATAGCCTCTGTGATACCAAGCTCTTGCCGTCTCGCTTTCTCAATGACGGCCTTTGCCTTGTTGGTTTGGTCTCTTGCAATAAACGCCGCTCGCCGCTCACTTACGCCAAAATCCTTGCGAAGCTCTTTGGATAACTGCGACATGGTGTAGCCTGCGTTAACCGACCGCCAGACGCTATCTTCAACACGGCTTAAATACTGCTGACCAATGGAACGAATCAAGCCGACATTGCCGCTCAACGCTACGTCAAATGCGCGGCGTGTTGCTTCTGTCTGAGTAAATCGAACCGTCAGCCCAGCACTGCGTAAAGCCGAAAGAAACGCCTTGTCCGTATGGCTCATTGACCGATGTAAAAAAGCCCCTGCGATTTCAGGGGCTAGTGTTTCCAATCGGTTGAACCAGTAACGGAATAAACGGCGGATAGCGGCTTGTAGGCCGTCTGAAAAGCCGTCTTGCGCCAATCCTTTAGGGTAATGGCTGTCAATCAGGCTTTGCACGTCCTTGCGTATTTCCGCCAGTAGTTTCTTCAGGCTCTTGCGGTACGCTGCCTCCACTCCGAGATTCGGCATTATCGGGGACAGTATCACTTCGTTGCTCTGTTTCATCACTCATTCCCAATCCGCCAAAATCATCTTGCATTGGCACTTCGTCCACATCAATGCCGTTATATCCGCTGTCAGTATCTGAAGCCAACCGGCCGCGCACCTCTTCAGCGGAAATAACACCAGCCTGAATATATGCTACATCGCGATCCGAATCAGATTTGCGGATAGTTGCAAGCTGCGATTCGTCCATTTGCGCCAACGGCACAAACTCAAATGTGATATTGTCGTCAGTCTCGCCGAATAGATGAAGCTGAACCAGCTTTAACACCTTATCCAGTGGGTCGCGCAATATGTTTTCTTGCAATGCCTTGATATAGTCGTAATAAACGGCTATTTCACCCTCACTGCTTGCATTTAATCCGCTAGGCGTTACGCCCAGCAATTTTACAAGCGGCGTATGGCTAGGCATTGCCAGTTGTTCCTGCGATTGTGCCAATAACGCGTCTAATCCGCTCAATGGCGTGTTGAATTGGAAGAACTCTTCGTTATCTTTATCCAACATCATCAAGCCGCGGTTATCTCTGAAGCGGTTGTACACTTCAGCGCGTAAGGTCATATTTACTTCTTCATCGCAACCGCCCGACAAGATGGCCGACATATCTGTCTTGATGCCTGACAGTGAGAAGCTATGCAGTAGGTCGCTTACTGAATCAACCGTTCGTAACCAGCGGTCAATATAAGGCATCATCAACTGCGACATACTCACGCCGCCGAAGTTATAGGCTGACTTAAGCAAATCAGGCACTGGACGGCTAATCAGCGTAAACAGTCGGCTATGATGAATCTCACGCCCCATTACAAACCAAGATTTAGGCTTGTAGAAGTCTTTGGCTGTCGGGTCTGTCGTATTACATTGCGCTGGTGCCGTCCACATTGGTTCAATTGGAACTAATGCTTCTAAGCAACCTTTACCAATGGTCTTACTTGTCAGCAGAAGCGGATTGCCCAGCTTGTCGTTATCCTGACCCTTAATTTGGATCATGATTTGACCACGCCCAAAGAAGCCGTCAGATTCAATCGCCTTGCGGAAAACCTCACGCACATTCAGTTTTTCGTAACATTCCTGAATCTGCTTAATCTTTTCGCTGTTGTCATCCTCGCCGACAGACTTAATCTCAATCCATTGGCGGGTCATTTCGCTGGCCGTTGTTTCGGTAACGCTTCGATACTCTGAAATCTGCGCTAATTCAGCCAAGCGCGGATAACCGATAAAGCCTGTATTAAAAAAGCAACCTGCGCCAAATGTGCCTAGGTTGCTGTTACAGTCCATCGCTATTGAATTATTCGCCCTTACGCCGTCTGGAAGCTCCGGCATATCTAACCCATACTGCTGAACAGTGTTATTGGGCAATTCCTGAAGCAGTCGGCGCAAGGCTTTTGCATTTACAGCCTTTTGCTGTTTCTTCTTTTTACTCATATTCTGCTCAAAATGTTTGGATTGATATTTAAACCGCCCTGTACAGGCGCAAAAGCCATAATCAAGGCATCAGCACGGTTAGGGCTTGGGATGCCTCGTTTTGCCATATCCTTTTTGCTCTCAACCTTAACACGCCCGTTATTGTCATAATCGACACGCGGACGGCTTAATTCTGCCTTGAGATACTCAAGGTCTTTAAGACTGCCTGATATGGATATAAGCTCGTCAACAGGATAAGTATCCCCAAACTCTATAGCGCGCCATGTTTTATAAAACCGTTCGCGCACCATCCACCAAGCCTGCGCTTTGATGTTTGAGAACATATCCTTATTTTTCTTGTCATCAGTGTATCTGGCTTCAGGCTTAAACACAGAACCACCGGCATTAAAGCCAATCGTCTGCACTTTGCCCGTCTTACGCCTAAACTGCGCTTTCACACCAGCACCAACGCCGATACTGTCATAGACAATCTTATCGGATTTCGCTTCTTGCCCGTATAGATAAACCTTGTCGGCGGAATAGATAACGTCCTGGCCTCGCCATTCGTCCATATCGATAACAACAGAACCATGGCGCAATATTGTTGCACTAGCGTCATCGCCCTCGTCTGCAACGTCAAAGCCCAGTATTCTCTGCCCAGTCGCTTCAAATCCCAGCTTGATATGCGAATCAATCGCCGCGTCAATCCATTTAGGCTTGATTACAGACAACTCGCTATCTGCTACCGGCTCGCCTAACCATATATGGCGGTAAAGGTCATAATCACGCGCTTTACATGATTCAGCCTCTAAGCGTAGCACTTCAGGCAAATAGATGTTGTCAGTGTAGTTAACGACAATATCCACCATATCATCAGGCGGATTGACTACAAACCGCTGATAGGTAGGGTCTAGGATATTCTTCGGATTCCATGTAAGCCAAATTTCCGACCCTGCCTTGCGGATAGTCGGTATTAGGATATTCCAGCTTTCATCAGAAACGTTTTCAGCTTCCTCAATCCAGCATATATCAATCGCTTCAATGGATTTTATTTTTGTCGGGTTGTTCTTGATGCCGTAAAAGAGAAATTCCGAACCTGTCGATATATGAATAATGCGGTTACGCTGTACTTCATATTCCTGCGTATAACCTGCCCTGTCTATCGTGTCTGATAACAAAGAGATTACGGAATCACTGATACTGTTTTGAAGCTCACGGGCGCACATGATACGAAAGCGACCTTTACGCGCAAGCTCTACCAATACCGTTGCCACCGCCCAAGACTTCATACCACCACGACCACCGCGCAAACTCTTGTATCGGTGCTTATGTATCAGCGGTCTGAATTTAGGGTGTAGCTTATTCTTCATCACTCAAGAACAAATCAGAAAGTTTTACATCAGCCTGTATTGCAAGGTTGCCTGTAATTTGTTGTTCCACTTTGTCGCCGTATTTCTTCGGCGCAATCTTAGAAGCCGCCCATTTCCGCGCATCTATCTGCAATTTAGCCTTTGCAACTGCCGCGCTCTCTGCTTCCGCACTGTCGGCAATCTCAATAATTTCCTCTGCAAAATAGTCGGCTTGCTTGTCTCTCGCGCGCGCGTATTGTTCCGAAAACTCTTTGTTTTCAATCAGCCACTTGCACACGGTTGACGTTGTAGGCATACCGTCCTCAGCGCATATTGAGCGCAAGCTTCTGCCGTTTGCGATTTTCTCGCATATCTTTTCCGCCATCTCGTCGCTGTATTTACTCGGACGGCCTGTTTTGCGTTTTGTGTCGCTCATAAACCCTCCTTAAAAAAGAAACCGTCTAACTCCGACCACTCTCAGAATTAGACGGCTGAAACACACTCGACACATGGAGAAAAATGGAACGCCCTACACCAGCAAGGCATAGGGCGAAGTGCAAGAACCGCTTTATAGTCTGTCATGCATGACAACCATTTAGGCCGGGCAAACGCGTTTCACTTGCACCGCGTTTTGTTAACTTTCTGCCTGAATCACAGGCTATCTTGAAATGCAAAAACCGCCCTATAAAGGCGGTTTATATAGCTATTTCCAAACTATAGCATAATTGTAGCAAAAGTGTTTCATGCCGTCAAGTGTAAAGCAAGAAAAATCCAACCAGTAATACCTTCAGAGATAATCACTTATTCCGTGTCCAAAATTAGGCAAGCCAAATTTGATGCCACCTGATGCAACGGGTTTAATTCGCTGACCCTGTTAGACTGCCCATTGCCATCATAAACAACATTTGTGCCACAATCGACGGAGTACGTTTGTGCGAATTGTCCATTTCTATTCATCTCATCAAAATTTCGAGCGGGAATAATCGCATACCCGGCTTGCTGTTGTTGTTTGATTGTTGAAATGGACATTGAGGCAAATCTGCCCGTAGCCCTAGCATCAATGAACATGAACTCTCCGCTTCCATAGACTTTATAGTTGGTTCCCGGCGGTGTCTCTATATATTGCAATCCAAATTGTTCTGCTTCTGACTTTGCCATCACCATGCTAGATATTACTGCCAATATCATTGCCAACAATGTTTTTTTCATCTTCATCTCCTAGAATAAACCATCTACCTGTTTAGGTTTACCATCACTCGAAATATATTACCGAATAATTATACATATTTTTACACAATCTATCATCATAAACACAAGCTACCCAATAATCCCAGCTTGCCTAAACTCCGGTTCCAGTTTGCAAATGGCGCTATCAAGCAGTCCGGCCACAATTCCTCCAACCTGTTTCTTTTTCCGCCACAACGTTACGCGGGCAATATCAAATCTGTCTTGTATCTCCATCTGCTTGGGGCTACCTGAAAAAATATGCGACAGCAGGGCATCACATATTAGCAAGTTCACGCCATCGTTCTGTTTTTCGATATAGGCGGTAATATCCACGATTCCGCTTAAATCCTCGCTGTATTCACACTCCACCGCTGCAAGCTCGTATCGGTTCAATACGCGTTCAATTCGACTGATAATCATCGCGGCGTTTGCGTGGGTTTCGGCCTGCGTTAAATCTCCACCGCCACCTGTAACGCCTTTACTCTCGCACCAAGCGCAAACTGAAGCCGTGTTGTTCAACGGCTCCATTCTCACGCCACGGATTTTATAAACATCCGCTAAAACCTGCTCAACCGTGTGATACATCTTTGCCCCTTAAAATTCCCAAATTAACCCGAAGTTTCCTGCCGCCCACGCCTGCAAGCGGTTCTGATAGTCTGTCATCTCTGCCGTGTTTAGCGTTGTCGTGCTGATTGGCGTTTTGACTTCTGTGCCGTCCGGCATGGCTTTTAACTCAAAGCCTAAAAACATTCCCTTACAATATTCGTGCCATGTTTCCGCGCTGTATCGCCTGCCGTTGACCCACGCTTTATCTGCCAGTTCGCCGTATATTTTCCACAAGCGGCGGTTCTGCTCGACGCTCCGTTTGGATTTGTGCGGGCGGATCGTGATATCCAAATTCCCATTCTCAAACCACCCGTTCAGATTGTCCCAAATAGACCGCATGACTTCCTTTTTGTTTTTCGGTGTCAGCGTGAATTTCGCCTCATTCATTCTAATAATTAATCCTGAAACTTTTGGCGAACAAAATAGCAAAAATCAATACGCCGATAACTATCCCAAGTAAAACCAAGCCAATTACTAAAATCCAACTCATTTCAAACGTCCTTTCAAACTGTCAATATCCATTTAAAATATACTCAACCTGTTCCAACAATTCCCTTTCCGTTCCGTATAAGCTTTCAAACGTTCGCGGCGCGGCGTGAAAGGCTATCCCTACCCCACCAGTCCGATGATGTGCAGGGCATAGCGGAATCGTCTCAAAATGGCTGTTCCGCCGTCCTATCCCTGCACCATTTCGGATATGGTGTACCTCTGCCGGCATGTTGTATCGCCCCTCATTACGACAGACGATACAACCGAGAGAAGCCACGCGCTCAAGGTGCTTCTTTTCCTCTTTGGTTTTGCTCATTGCCTCAGTCTCGTTTCATCTTTTTTTCATCTATTGAATTTAAAAAATTCAATGTATCTAGCAATGACTGGCGTGCCTCCATATATTTTTTAAGCCTACTGAAATCATCGCTCTGTAAAACTTTCAACCGCGACACGTTCAAGTTATCGTTCAAATCAGCAATTTTTACAGCGAGAATGATTCTGTCATTATTTGTTTTGGCGTATTTTTTTATTTTTTTTATATAGCTTTTATAGCCAACCCCATCCGCCCTAGTTAATACACTTACCCGATTAATAACAGAATTACTCACGCCGTAAAGATATAAATCATCTGCTGTTAAATCTGTATCTTCTAAAACATCGTGCAGAAATCCTGTTAAGTAAGAACCTTTAACTATTTTTTCAGCATAATTCGCAACACGATGCAAATGACCAATGTACGGGCTACCGCCCCTGTCAACTTTCCCTTTGAATTTTGCGAAAACAATTTTTTTTAAATCCCTCATTCATAAAACTCCACCAATACCGAACCGCCTTTTACCGGCGGCGCACGGTCAATAATAATTGGGCAAAACTCGCTATCATCACAACCAATCGCAAGCGCAATACCATCTAACGCTGCTTTCATGCTTGCGTGCATATTGTCTAAGTCTCGCCGCCTCCTATCAGGAGGGGAAAACAGCAATCTGAGCTTTCTTTGCTGAATCCCCTTTAATCCTGCCTTTTCTGCAAGCGTGTAAGCCTCATTCTTTGCCGCCTTGAAAACTTTTGCCTTAACGTGCGGATTAAGCCGTTTGTTTGGGTTTAAATCCTTGTTAGGGTAAGGGAGCAATACAGACTTACACGGTTTTTCTATCAATACGGCCAATGCCCACCCCAATCATCGTCTTGGTTGCGTACTTTTTTTGCGACCCATTCGACAAACCCAATCGCCAGCACTACGACCGCTACACAAATCAAAAATACTGCGAATTTCATAAATAGCTCCATTCCATGCCGAATTGCTTGTAAATGCTTTTGGCTTCCCCTGCTTTCCAATACTGGTTACTCAACAGGGGGAACGCTTCGTTTGCAATTTGTACGGTATCTACAACGCTTATTTTCGGCATAACCGTCAAATCCCACACGCTTGGCTTTGGCGGCGTAGGAACTGGCTTCACGCCGTGCTTGGCTCTGTACGCCTCTCTTTTACACTCCTTGCACTGCCAGTAATAAACCCAGGCTCCATCACTGTTTTGATATTTTTGATAAAACTCGCTAATCGGCTTTTCCTGCTTACAGCATTTGCAAACCCTAGACTTAGGCTCAACGTACACCGGCTTGCATGGCTCATGTTTCTCCTGCTCTTTCCTCTTCTCTTTTCTAATTCTTGCTGTCCGTTCGCGCTGTTTTCGGTTGACTTCATCCCGATTCTCTCGGATGTACTGGTTTTGATATTCAGCCTTGCAAGCCTTGCAACAAGACAAGTATTTAAATTCCCCTGTTTTTTTGTCTCTTCGTCTATCCATTTCGGATAAAGGTTTTGATTTTCGGCATTTATTGCATTTTTTAGTTTCCATCTCGTTCTTCCCCTTTCAACCTACATCCAAATTCATCAATCGGCGGCATATCTACCAAAATCGTGATTCCAATCAGTGCCGCTATTGCACCAAGCCCAATAAGAAACATCGTCATCATTTTTTACCCTTTCTTCTTTTCAGCAGTTCCAATTCAGCTTTCAGACGTTGGTTTTCCGACTTGAGTGTCGCATCTGCTTTAACTTTCGAGATTGCGATAATCTCTGATTTAACCCTTTCAAGCTCTGCGTTCTTCGCTTCGATTTCCGCTTGCAGTTCTTCAATTTTCTTGTTCTTCTCTGCTGAACTTATTGCCGACCCATTCACAATTTGTCGTAACCCGTTGATTGTTCTATTCGCCTCGTTCAGCTTGTCGATAAGCTCTGAAATGCGATCACTCATTTCTTTACCGGCTTCTTCCATTTCAGCTTTTTCGGCTCCCAATTTATCAATAACCACTTTGGAAGCTTCGGCAACGCTCGCAATATCGCCAATGTGCTTGTTTACCGACACGCCGCCCAATTTCTCGATTAACCAATTCTTCATTTCGTCATTTCCTTTTGTTGCGCCATTCTTCAAACTTTTCGCGCCGTTTCTGTATCACGATTTCATCTGCAGGCTGGAAAGCACTTCCGCCGCTCCAGTAATCGCCCTTATCGCACTTGTAGCCTCCGAAGTAGAAGCTCGCCCGTTGCTCAGACGTTTGCGATTTCTCGCATTTTGCAAACCCTCTCATCGGCGTATTGGCCTCTGCTTGAAAGTTTGCGTGTTTGCAGTAAAAGCAGGTTTCACGCACGGTAACTATCCCAATCAAACGGTATCAACTTGCCGCCGCCATCTCTCAAGCGGTCTCTGATACGGGCATCAACGTTTTCACGGAAATCTTTAGCCGATAAGTTAGTCAACACCAGCGTTGGCATAAGCCGCTCATATCGACCATTAATTACCGAAAACAAAATCCGACCATCCGTTTCTGACAGGTTTCCCGCGCCAAATTCATCAAGCACCAGCAATTCAGGTTTTACAAAAGTTCCAACAGCCTCTTTCTCGCTTCCGCCGTTGAAACTGTCTTTTACGGTCTGCAACATATCGCCGACAGTAATTACAACCGCACTGCGCCCCGATTCGATAACCTTGTGAGCAATGCCACAGGCCAAATGATTTTTCCCAGTGCCACGCTTGCCTGAAAAAATCATGCTCCGTCCGGTCTGCAAAACATCATCGAAGTTTTCCGCATAGTCGGCGGCGGCAGATTTTGCCCTTGCCATTCCCGGCACCGAATCATCGACCTTGAAATTTTCAATTCGGCAGTTTTTAAACCGTTCCGCAATACCTGATCGCCCAATGCGTTTTGACATTTCGTCTTGCTTTAATTCGCTAACAAGGCGTTCGGCATATTCAACAGCTTCTTTTGCCGCTTTCAGCTTTCCGCAAATCGGGCAACCAGTCCAAACATTGCGGAAAACACTTTTCGCCAAATACTCGCCATGCTCCGTGCATTTGCGTGTTTCCGTTTTGGCGTTGCCATAGTTTTTTAAAAAATCGGCGGTACTTTTCAAAGCCATATCCCCACCCTTAGAAATCTGTTGTCGGCTGATCGCCGTATACTTTGCCGTCCAGTACATCAGCCGTCATGTTGTGGGTTAAGCCACCATTTCCGCCGGACTGTTTGCCAAAGGTTTTATTCCTGACCCAATCAGCGCGGAAACTTCCCCAGCCGTTGCCAATGGAAAACATCACTGCCTGAAATGCCGTCATACCAACTTTTTGAGCCTCACTTGCAATCAGGCGCATAGCCGTCGCAGTCAGCGGCTGGCGTTTTGCTTTTCGGATTGTCAAAAAGTCTTCAGCGATTTGCCCTGTTATCCCATGCTCTGCCAACAGTGCTAAATCGGCTTCATGCTTGGTCGGTTTTTTTGCTGTTTTTTCGTGCGCTGTATTAATATCTACGTTAGTAGATATTTGTTTTTTGTATTTTGTATTTATGTGACCCCCTTTTTTTGGGGGTGGTCCTACCCCCATTTTAGGGGGTGGTGTTACCCCTTTTTTCGGGGGTACCCCGTTTTCAGGGGGTGCCCCATTTTTAGGGGGTGGTGTTACCCCTTTTTTGGGGTCTGAAATTAAAAAATATTCGTTCGGTAATCCGATTCTGCTTTGCTTGCCGATCAGCCCTAAAGCGATCAGCTCGTTAATAGCTTTCTGAACCGTTTCTTCTTTCCTGATTCCGGTAAATTTTTGAATCTGAGAAATCGAAAGACTGTCATGTGTTTTCTGCCAGCCTCTTGTTTTCCGGACAATCAAGCCGTAGCATTTCCACGCGTTCCCGCTCATCTCCGACAGGTATTCATCGACAACCGAGTTTGCAACCTGAAAACTGTTTGGGATAAATTCATTCATAGTTCAATTCCTGACCTGTCGATCGAATAATGCGCTATCGGATTCTTGCAACTGCCAACCTTGAATCGCGGCTTGTTGAAAACAAATCCCCTGCTTTCCAAGTCAGATATTCGGGCACATAACTGAGTAATCTTCAGTTTCTCGTATGCTTCCAGCGAAGTGATGTGTCCGTTTGCGCGGATATAATCAACAATCTGCTTGCACTGTGTCTGTTTTTGGTCTATCATGTTCACTCCTTTTGTTGCAGGCCTCGTGCCTCAACCCTGCCCCACGTTACCGCGTGGGGTTTTCCTTTTTCTACGTCCTGAAAATTCTTTCAAGAACAATTCTTTATGCTCTAGCTTCACAGAAGCCGGAATCCCTCGCCTACTCCAGTTGAAAACTCGCTGCGGACTTGTCTCAAGCATTCTTGCTACTTCCGAGTAGCCCCCAAGCGATTTGAGTAGTAATTTATCCTGCTCAATTTGTTTATCCATATCAAACTCTGTGTTTAAAATCATTTACCGTAATTAAACACTATGTTAAAACATTTGTCAACACTTGTTTAACAACAAGATGTTTAAATAGTGCAAAATATATAAAACAAATTTGGGAGTAAAAAATGGACGTAAAAACAGCGAGATTGTATGAAGCCGCCGAGAAGCTAAAAGGCGTTTCCGGGCAGTCAAATTTGGCTAGATTGTTGAATGTATCCCCTCAAGTCGTTAAGAATTGGGAGACTAGAGGCGTATCAGCGAGCGGATTAGTAAACGCCGCTAAAGTCATCGGCGTATCAGTTGCATGGGTAGAGACTGGAGAGGGCGAAATGGCGGCAATTAAACAGCCTGAATCAAACGCCACGCCGCTTGGCAAGATTGAAGAGTGGGACAACAACACGCCCCTATCAGATGACGACTGCGAAGCCCCACTGTACAAAGAAATCAAGCTGTCAGCAGGCAATGGGTTTGCAGACGATATAGAGGACTACAACGGCTACAAGCTGAGATTTTCGCGCAACACGCTCAGAAAGCACGGAATCAACCCTGCTGACGTGGTTTGCGTGATGGCGGACGGAGACAGCATGGAGCCGGTATTTCCGAGCGGCGCAACGCTTGGCATTGATACCGGCAGCAAGAATATCCGTGATGGGCAGATTTACGCGATAAATCACGGCGGACTTTTGCGTACCAAGATTTTGCACAAGCTACCGGAAAACAAGGTCAGAATCAGAAGCTACAACCAGTCAGAATATCCTGATGAAGAAGCGAGCTTAGACGACCTTTCGGTCATTGGGCGCGTGTTTTGGTGGAGTGTGATGGTTTAAAAATTCAGGCCGTCTGAAAACAGGCGGCCTTTCGTGCGTCTTATTTAAAAAAGTCGGATTTACAGATTTACACAAAGTGTAAATCTGATATAATGGAGATATTAAAATGCAGGTGAAATTTGAAACAGATTACCTGTATCTGTTGTTTGCTGATTCATTTTTTCAGGATAAGCAGATAGGCGCAAAAGTAACTGCCGCATACAGGATTGTTGTCAATTATCTTCTGTCTGCCCACAGCATATCCGATCTTCATCAGGCTCAATTTTTAGATTTGTCGCCATGTGATGATGATTCGGGTTTTTACTCTGTAACCGTCAATCCGAAATACAAACTGATTATCAGCGTAGAAACCGAACAGATCGTATTACACAAACTTGATTCACAAGACCCAAAATGAACACTCAAATTCTACCCGCCCAACCGATACACGCAGGACAGGTTCTGAAAGCAGAACTGGCAGCCCGTAACCTGACACAGGCAGACTTGGCAGAAATTATTCAACGGCCAACAAAAACCATCAATCAGATTATTACCGGCAAACTGGGGATTACGCCCGATACCGCCATGCAGCTTGCTCAGGCACTGGGTATTTCGGCTGAAACATGGCTCAATCTCCAATCACGCTTCCAACTGTCGATGCTTGAAGCCGACAAATATCAGGATATTCCGCTAAGGGCAGCACTTTATCAAAACTATCCGGTTAAAGAGATGGTTAGACGCGGGTGGATTAATGCTGGTAAAACATTTGAAGAATTGGAAGCGGCTATAAAAAAATTCTTCAATATCGAAACAATCGACCAAACGCCGCAATTCCAATTTTCTGCCAAACAAAATGCAGCCGCCTATCAGCAAACAATCAGCACAACAAACTTGGCATGGCTGTTTAAAGTCAGACAACTGGCAGCCGAACAACTGACGACAGGGAAATTCAGCACCGCCGCCGTAGAAAAAGCTATTGACGAATTATCCGCCCTGCTCCGCTCGGCAGAGGAAGTCCGCCACGTTCCCAAAATACTGTCTGCATGCGGCATCCGATTAATCTTTGTCGAAAGCTTGCCCAACAGCAAACTGGATGCCGCCTGCTTTTGGCTGGACAATCAAAAACCGGTTATCGGCATGACCTTGCGTTACGATCGCATAGACAATTTCTGGTTTACCCTCCGGCATGAATTGGAACACATCCTAAACGGAGACGGCAAAAACCAAGCTGTCATTGATGAAGATATCGGCATTCAGATCGACGGGCTACCCGAATCGGAACATTTAGCAAACAAAGCAGCGGCAGATTTTTGCGTCCCCGCCGCAAAACTTGACAGCTATATTGTCCGCGTAGGTGCCTATATTTTTTCCGAAAGGAAAATTATTGCCTTTGCCGGCGTCAATGAAATACACCCGGGCTTGGTGGTTGGACAGCTTCACAACCGCACAGGAAAATATCAGCAATTGCGCAAACATCTTGTTCCGGTACGGAATTTCATTTTAAACGGCTCAACCTATGATGGCTGGGGATTTGCAAATAGGAGTAATGATGAGTAACGCCACAAAAAAACGAATCGCGGAAATCGTAGAACAATACAAGCAGGACAAAGGCATTAAAGATGGAAGAGTAGATGTTCATGATTTGGCAGGATGGGCATTGGACAATAAACTCTACCAGCCCAATATGCGCGATGAAATCCAGCTTGCCGCCAATACATTTTCACGCCACTTCAGAGAAGAACTGCGCGCAGACCCTAAAGGACGCAGCTATCGTGCCAAACACGCGGTAAGAGAAAGCATTAACGGCAAACAGCTCACATTTTGGGCAGATTTGGACGACCCAAATGTCCCCGTAGAACATTTCCATAAAGCATTTTCGCAGCGGCGTCAGCAAATTGTCGGCGACTGCTTCCAGCTCAAAACCGACGTTGATGTATGCAACGACAAAAAAGGCAGTGTAATACCGCTATCCCTAAATTTTGAGGATGACGTAGCAGAAGCCGAATACTTGAGGGACAACCCTGAAAACGCAGCCTAAACTTACCACATTCAACCCGCCCGCATAATGCGGGCTTTTTCACGCCTGCAATCTAGTTATAAAGTATCAGTTAACCCCCAACCGCCCACATGGGCGGTTTTTTTGCGCCTTATTCATGGCGGTTCAAATCAGTTCAAACTAAATTCTCTTTAAAATCATAGTGTTTAAACAAATTAAACAGGATATTTAAAATAATGCTTGCTTTTGTTTAAACACTGTGTTTAAATACACCCATCGAAGCAAAACACACTAACTAGGAGCTAAAAATGAAACACATCGCCAATATCATGAAAATTAATGACTGTAATCCAGACCAAGAAAGCACAGTAGGCCGAATCTTTGCACAAGGGCGCGGCAAATCCAGAAAACACCTGATTTTATGGTTGAACGGGTGGGAAGAAGAACATGGCGCCAACTACTACGATGCATGCGCTGCTGCGCGGAAAGCCAATATATGGAATTTCATCGAACCAATCTAAGTAAGAAACCGAATGATACAGCCCCTGCGACAGGGGGCTTATTTAAGCGGCTGGAAACGGTTGCTTAAATAAGCAAACAACTGCAACAAAAGGAAAAAACACATGATTACTTTAGGCGCATTACAAAGCCAGTATGACGCAATGCTTCCTTATGAGGATGACTACGACGACGCGCGAGTTGAACAGATTGTCGATGACTACCTGAAAGAGTGGTCGGCGGCCGATTTACTGGAAATCTTGAGCGGAAACATCTTAGAGGGCGTGAACGAAGCCCTTGAGCGAGAGGCCATCAAGCAATGCAAGCAAGAGATTGCCGAAGCTCAGGCGGAATATGAGTACAACCTCAGAACTTGGAATGACTAGGAGGCAGAAAAATGAAATACGCAATCAGAACAGTTTTAGCTGTAACAGCAATCACGATAGCGGCTTGTAGCTTTTCCGGCAAAACAGAGAAGCAGGAAGAGCCTGAAACCATCAGCCAAGAGGCTCAAATTGAACAGACATACGAAGCCATGCCGGACGAAGTAAAGGTCATGGGAGACGCGGAGATTAAGCCATGCAACACATTTTGACATCCTGTTATGTAGCCAAGCCTAAAGGTCATAGCCATATCAGCAAACATTGTGGCGCACGAATGAGAAACGAAAACGGCGTTTGGCACGTTTGGCAAGACGTTGAGACATTCGCCCGAAACACTCACGTGCTGATTCTCAAGAAAGGCGTGAAGCGCAAGAAAATCAACGAGAAAACTTTTAAGACAAAAGTGGCCGCTGAAAAGTATTTCAACAAGCTGCTGGAAAGCTAATCATGTGTCAGGAATTAATGTTTTATTGCCAAGTCATGCAAGAACTTGAGCAACAAGAAAGCATGGGAAACAACGGCTTATCCAGTAAAGAAAAATTCATTTGGAGATTAAAAAATGAGCGTATCGGTTTTTATTCTTGGAGAGAGCGGAACAGGCAAAACCGCATCAATGCGAAACCTTAATCCTGATGATGTGTGTTTGATTCAGGCAGTTAAAAAGCCCCTGCCATTTCGCCCGAAAGGCTGGAAAACCGCCGCCGAAAAGGACGAAAAAGGAAGTCTGAAGAAAGTGGGAGATTCAGGGAATATCTACATTACAGACGATTCCCAACAAATCTGCACGGTTCTGCAAAAGACAAGCAAAGACATCATTATCATTGATGATTTTCAATACATCATGGCAAATGAGTTCATGCGCGGCGTTACCGTTGAAGCCAAAGGCAATGAGCAATTTATGAAGTTCAACCGCATTGCCAAAAACACATGGGATATTCTTCAGACAGCCAACGCCTTGCCGGAAAACAAGCGCGTTTACATCCTTTCCCACACACAGACAGATGATTTTGGGAAAACCAAAGCCAAGACAATCGGGAAACTGCTTGACGAGAAAATCACACTGGAGGGCTTGTTCACCATTGTTTTAAGAACGCAGGCAGTCAACGGCAATTACAGCTTTTTAACCCAAAACAACGGCGCAGACACCGTAAAAAGCCCGATGGGACTTTTTGAAAGTCAGCAAATTGACAACGATTTGGCGCAGATTGATTCAGAAATCTGCACTTACTACGAAATCCAACCGAAAGGGCATCAAAATGTACAAGCTCAATAAACAAGACGCAATCGCCTACGACCAACGCGGCGGCTATATCAACCAAGCAGGCAAATATGTGGTAACGATTGAATCTGCAGTGTTTCACGTTGGCAATAACGCTAATGGGCGAAGCGAAAATCTGAAACTGTCTGTTATCGACGACCAAAAACGCAAAGCGACATTCTTTGTCAACACCAGCTATTCAAATGGCGTCCAAAATGAGGGCGGCCTGCGAACCGTGAGCGCAATCTTGGCTTGCTTGCGAGAACACGACAGCGGCGAACCAACACCGGCACAGGTAAAAGAATACAACCGCGAAACACAGCAAGAAGAAGCGGTAATGCGCGATTGCTTTACTAAACTGCACGGCAAACAGCTTGGCATTGTTGTTCAGATGGTGCATGAAGATGGCCGCGAAAACCCATCCCCTAGCCTGTACAGCGTGTTTGAAGCCTCAAGCGAATTGACGGCAGGCGAAATCATGCGCGCCGAAACACAGCCGGCACAGCTTGGCAAAATTATGTCTTATATCGCAAACAAACCATTTGTAGATAAACGCAAAAACAGCCCTGTTCCGCCACAACCGACACGCCAGCCAATGCCGCAACCAACAACGCCAGCCGCGCCGGTTGATGATATTGATAGCGACATCCCATTTTAACCAAGCATAGGCCGTCTGAAGTTTGGACGGCCTATAAGAATAGGCATTGTATGAATATCACACTTTACCAATGCGCCGCCGATGTTCAGGAGGCTTTGGACTACCACTTTGACACAGAGGCGGAGCGAAACGACACGCTAGAGGCCGTTATCGGGCAATTTGATGTTAAAGCCCAATCCGTGATTGGCTACATTAAAAACCAAGAAGCAACGGCGGAAATGCTTGAAGAACATATCAAGCAGATGGGCGAGAAACTCAAGGCCATCAAGGCGCGGAATCAAAGCCTTAAAGACTACTTAGAGCGCAATATGCTTGCCGCCGGAATCAAAGAGATTAAAGCAGATGATGGCACTTTTAAAGCCTCATTCCGAAAATCCAAAGCGATTGACGTTTTCGATGAAGCGCAAATTCCTGCTGAATTTATGCGCGAACGTGTAACAGTTGTTCCCGATAAGACGGCCATCAAAAAAGCGATCGAAAGCGGCCAAGAAGTAGCAGGCGCGAAGATTGAAGAACGTTTGAATCTTCAGATTAAATAACCACAGGCAGACGGCCATGCAAAAAATTCTGATCCCGTTTTAGCAAAACACGGGAATCAGCCTGATTAATTACAACCAATTCCGCAAAGACTTGGTACAAGCGGAAATTATCTAGGATTTTCAAATGGATATTCAAGAAATCATTGAATGGTTTAAGGCAGCAAAGCCGAAGCCGACAACGGACGACATCGCCGTGCAGATTGGCTGCCATTTTGAAGAAATCGCAGAAATGCAAGAGGCTTTAATGCGCGGTACTCACTTAAGAAACCATATTACAACTTATGCAAACAAATTCAAGCTTAAAGAACAAACCGCCGTCCGAACCGTTGAATTTGTGAAAGAAAGCCAAAATCGAAGCACTGAACTGCTAGACGCGCTTTGCGATCAGATTGTAACCGCAATCGGCGTAGGCTACATGATGGGCTTTGATATGACAGGCGCACTGGACGAAGTGAATAAATCCAACTGGAGCAAATTCAAAGACGGCGTACCGGTATTTGATGAAAACGGCAAAATCGCCAAAACAGACGGCTACTTTAAGCCTGATTTGTCGAAGTTTTTAAATAAAAATAAGGAGTTATAAAAAATGGAAAATGGGATTTTGACGAATAATCCGCGCATATCAGACTTAATCAGTCGATTGGAAGAATTGAAGGCAGAGCATGGAGACTTGCCAATAACTCACAAACCTCTGCGGGGTGGAGTTGTGTTTGCCGATGTAATGGGATTTAAAGTTGCCTATATTAGACCTAAAGAAAAACGTGAACGAACATGTGCTTACCGTATCGGAGCAGCCCAAGAAGGCGATTTGAAGGTAGTGAAATTTTAAAGGGAAAAAGATGAAAGCCTACAAAATTATGAACTACGAGCCAAACGGCAGCGACGTGCAAATCGGCAAAATCATCGCAACGGCAGACGGCGAAGCAGTCCTATGCGCCGGCGGCTGAATAACTACCAATCCGACAGGCGGCGGGAATACCGCCTGATGAAGATTAGAAAGGCAGGCAGAAAATGAAATTACTCAAAATGAAAGAAGTAATCGCGCAAACAGGTTGCGGTAAGACAAAAATCTATGCAATGATTAAGGCTGACGAATTTCCGCGCCCGTACAAGATTGGAATGGCCTCAAGATGGCGTTCCGATGAAGTGGAAAACTGGATTAAAACGCGCCCAATTTCGTAACAGAAAATCAAAAGCGGGTATTAAATCGGGTATGATTCAGGCGGTAATAACAAAGATTCTTTAATTTACAGTAAGTTAGACTTAAAATGCTTTTATTCATTGACAATTACGACAGCTTCACCTATAACATCGTTCAATACTTTGCCGAATTGGGGCAGGAAGTTTTGGTACGTTGCAACGATGAAATCACCATCGAAGAAATCGAAGCCCTAAAACCGCAATTTCTGGTCATCGGCCCCGGCCCTTGTTCCCCTAAAGAAGCAGGTATTTCTGTTGCAGCCATGCAGCACTTTGCCGGCAGGCTGCCCGTCATGGGCGTGTGTCTCGGCCATCAAACCATGGGCGAAGCGTTCGGCGGCAATGTCGTGCGCGCGCAAACGATGATGCACGGCAAAGTCTCCCCCGTTTTCCATCACGGCACAGGCATGTTTAAAGACCTGCCCAATCCGGTCAACTGCACGCGCTACCATAGCCTTGCCATCGACCGCGCCACCCTGCCCGACTGCCTCGAAATTACCGCATGGACGGAAGACGGTGAAATCATGGGCGTACGCCACAAAGAATATGCCGTCGAAGGTGTACAGTTCCACCCCGAAGCCCTGCTGACCGAACACGGCCACGATATGCTGAAAAACTTCTTGGAAGAATTCAAAGACTATCGCCCGCAAAAATCTTAA